TTTAATAGATTTTTCAACAAACTGTATGTTTGATCTACCCGGTGTATCTTTTATTGATTTCATTTTAATAGTTGTTTTATTTCTTTATCTGATTTGCCATATTGTTTACATACAGATGATATATCATCCTTTTTCATTAATGATATATATTCCTCAGCTTCACGCTTTGATACTTGATAATGTGTTGCAAAGAATGATATTAACTCTTTGTTATACTTATCAGACTTTTTACCTTTTATATATTTACTAAAATATTTTCCTTTAGGCAATATCTCGTAATACAATTTATAAACATGTTCTTTCATTAATGGACCTATTGTATATTGTTGAAACATATTAACAATTTCAATAAGTTCCGGTGACATGGATAGCCAACGATTAATTAGATATGGAGTAAATGATTTTTGATCCATTTCATCTAAATCTTCCCATTTAACTTTCTTATGTGTTATTCCAGCTAAATGGTCAAATAATGTTTTAGGTTTTTTCAAAGTATCTGAAATTCTTTGTTTATATGATCACAGTCATCACATCTAAATGATGGTACCGGTGCAATTTGTTCTTTACCCGTAGGTGACATTATTGCTGATACTCTTTTAAATGCACTTACTTGTCTAAAGTATTTTCCACTACATTGTTCACATACTATATCATTCAAGTCTTCTGGCTTAAGTTGTGGTTTCTTAGGACTCTTTCCGTCCATTCCTACTATTTTACTCATTATATTTCCTATTTTATTTCGTTTAATATTTTAACGATGGTTGACATTATATGTAACTCTTTATCTACAGCAAACGAATCTTGATATTGTGACTCAGCTAAGATTAATATGACACTTGCAATATGACCCTTTGCATAATTATCTAGTTCATCAAATAAATACTTATGTAATGCTGAAAAATCTCTTACTTTACTATCTGCAATTAATTGCCTTACATCTTTGAATGCTGCTTTCTTATCTCTACTTGATTGTAATATGTCAGTTAATTTTGACATGTAATTTGCTTGCATAACACTAGTAGCATCTATTGTTAATACTCCATCAATTACTTGCCTCTGACAGCCATTTAAAACCCTTCTAATATCAGGATAGCCGGCGTTTATAATTGTAACAAGGTCCTTATTATCATATGACACTTGTAGTTCATCTAATATGGATACTATACGATGTGCAACCTCTTTTTTGTTAGGAGGTGTTATACCAAATACCTGACATCTACTTTGTATTGGATCTATAATTTTTTCAACATAATTACATGTTAATATGAATCTAGTTGTTTTAGAGAATGTTTCCATTAAATTTCTTAATGCAGCTTGACCATTTGGAGTCATATAATCTGCCTCATCTAATATTACAATCTTCCATCTTTTAAATCCTACTGTACTTGCATAACTCTTTATCTTGGTTCTAACCGTATCAATATTATTTTCATCTGATGCATTTATATACATAATATCAGCATCTACATTATTTGCAATAATTTTTGCTAATGTAGTCTTACCTGTACCTGCTCCACCATAAAATAATAAATGAGGCACATCGCCTGACTTAAGATATAATTTTACTTTATCTATGATATGTTCATTACCGACATATCCATCTAATGTTCCGGGTCTAAATTTTTCAACCCATAATGTATTTTCTTGACTTCCAAACATATTTTTTATTTACCTGTCGATCCATATGCGCCATCACCTCTTTCGGATTCAGCTAATTGATCTGATTCTACTAATTCTACTTTTGGATATGGCATTACAACTAATTGTCCTACTCTATCTCCTTCTTCAAATCTTTTTAAAGATGCAAAAAAGCTATCTTTATTAAATTTGTATCTAAATGTTATTTCGCCTCTGTAACCAGAATCAACAACACCTACTGCATTTGCTAATCTTAGATCTGTTTTAGATACAGATGATCTAGGAAATAGTAGTCCGACATGACCTTCTGGTACCTCAAATGCTAACCCCGTATGATATTCAATAAAATTATATTTTTTATTGATGACATATCTAATTGCTGAAATATCCAATCCTGCATCACCTTTTTTAGCATATGACGGTGCAATTGCATTTTCTGATAATTTTTTATACTTTACTTGTATCATGCTGCTTGTAATTGTACTAAATAGTATGTAGATGTATATGTCTTACCAGTAAATGTAACTTTACCTAATCCTGCTGCCGATACTTCCAATTTTGCTGTCTCTGCATCTTTATTAGCTTGTAATATTTCTTTGAATCCGTTAGATGAAAAGCATACTACTCCCATATCTTTATGAATTGTTGAATCCACATTAAATTTAATTCTATTAGTATTTATAGAAGAATAATTAATAATAAAATCTGTCTTATCATGTTTACATTCAATACCAAAGTTTTCTGATTCTGGAATTGCATTCTTTGCTTTAATAAATTTATTAGTAAATTCTTTTGTTAAATCTATAGTAACATCCCAATCTGGTAATTGTTTCAAATCCGGTACCTGTCTTATTACAGATAAATCAGCTAACATAAATTTCATATTAACATCAGTATCTGACATGTCAATACTTACTGCCGTCGAATCCATAGCATTTACCTTTACAGTTAAATCATCGCCAATAGCTGTTAACATTTTTACTAATGCTGGTGTTGCATATACGCCTAAATCATGATTACCTAAATCTAAATTAGTGGACTCAATTGATCCGATCACATTCTGATCATCTGTAATAAATTTAGTTTCTAATGTGCCATCCTTTGACACCCATTTTACAGATGTAGTAGCTCCGGCTAAATGATATCTGTTTATAAAATTTAATAGTTCTTGTTTTTTCATAGTTTTTGTAGTTCTTATTTTTATTAATTAACTATACTTAAAGATAAGGATAAATTCTCACGATTCCTAATCTTTTAATTCTTTTTCTTCAAAAAATTGATTAAATATATCTTTATTAATTGTTGTTATACTCTGTCCTCCGAATTTCTGATAATATTGCTTATACTTTTCATATGTTGTAATAGCTTTATCAGGATCTTCAAACATTTCATATATACTTTTTAACACAGCACCTAAGTTATTAGGTACCATATATTGAGCAACCTCTCTATGTGCTGCAACAATCTTGTTTACTTCTTTTATTGTATGATCAAATACATGTACATTATGTAACACCATTCTAGGAACAGCTTCTTTATTATATTGATTTAACATATCCCATTTAAAGTCTTTACATGCTGGGCAATCTAAACTACATGGCACTAATTCATCTGGTGCATCTAGTAAATCTAATTTTGCAATATTACCATCTGCATCTTTTGCTCCTTTTGGCATATATACGTCACTAAAAGATAACTTCTTAAAGTTATGTGAATGTAGATAAGTGCCATATACTGGATACTGGCCAGGTGAACTAGAATCTGTAGTTACTATTATTCTATTTCCATAATGTCTATTAAATAGTTTTTGCATTGTTGATAAGATAAAGAAATCAGATATTTTTGAAATGCCTAATAAATGCAAATACTCTATTTTAGGATTTTCAAATTCTCTGTTCTTTAACATTAATGCTAATGCCCACATAAAATCTACTAACTTTTGTGGACCTCCAATAGCCCATCCAGAAAATTCAAAATGCTTAAATTTATTATACCACCATTCATATTCTTGGGGATTCGATCCTTGTAACATATTTAGAAACTTAGTCTTACCTGATTGATGTTTTTCAAAATATGCAAAGTTATCATAACTAATATCAGCACATTCATAAAATTTATTTTCATAAACTGTCTTAGGTGGGATATCTAAATTAGCTGCTACATCTGAATTGGCTTCTAACCAATGAAATATCTTTTCTCGCAAGTCATTGCTATATTTCAATGCACCGGTTGCAATTTGATATCCTCCAGAATCTCCAAATACTAATGAATCTTTACCTAAACCAAACTGTTCACGTATATCCATTTTTTTATAATAATGCCCCGCTGTTATCAAGAAATTTTTATGTCTAAATTTCTCCGGATATGAATCATCATAAAATCTACAAGGAGTGCCAGATGCTAATTGTTCATCTTTGATTAATGCTGACGCAAATCCTCCTGCTGATAAAGACGGGAAGTAAATAAATTCTTTTTGTTTTTCTTTATTTTCCATTAAATAATACCTTTTTTAGTCCATTACAAGAAAAATATTCTTCATGTAACTTTGTTGTTAATTTTTTTAATTGTTTCTTATAATGATCATGATGTTCTACATATTCTATAATTGTGGATATCAATTTATCTTTATTCTCTATATATAATTCCCATGATTCTGTCCATTTACTAGGATATTTAAAATCGTCTGAATACATTTCTTTATAACTTAATCTATTCGGAACCATTGGAATCGCACCTGCTAAAGCCCCCTCATAACATGAAATACCTAACGTCTCCTGCAGGTTCGCGGAGAATACTAACTTAGATCTTTCTAATAGACTATGATATTCTGATTTAGATAGATTTTCTTCTTGACATACTATACATTTATAACCCTTAGGTAATGACTTAGCCAAATCTTTAAATATTTCAACTTGCTTTTCTGGTGCAATTCTATGAGGAAATAATATAATGTTTTCTTTTTCTTTAGGTTTAAACATAACACTTAGATACTCCATAGGCCAACCTGTCCTAAAACATTCGATATCATCATATCCAAAATTATCTCTAAACATTTTCAAATGATCATCAGATGCAAACCAATTATAATCTATTGTCTGTGCTAATGAAGTTTCAAATGTTTTTACCCATTTATCAGATATTAATCTACCTAAGAAATCATTCGGATCATAATTACCTGCATGCCAAAGACCATGAATTTTAATTGGTATTTGTAATAATTCACTCATATACTTAAGTTGAATAATAGTTGGATTCCATGCATCTGTATAAATAAAATGATCTCCGGATTTAATCTTTCCATCACAAAACAATCTACTAATTCTTTCCATTTGAGCACTTTTATAAATGTTAGTGCCTCCAAAGTTTAAAAATGCACCAGGTGTAGTCGCTTCTGGAATATTTCTCGGTCCTTCTATAACTTCAACCTCATGAGTTCCAAATCCATGTATTCTCATAAGATCAGGAAAATGATGTTTCCATTCTCCAGTATATCGACTTTCGACTGCTTCTAAGTCGACTATCCAAATTGTATTAAGGTCTGTCATATTTGTAATCGTCTGGTGTAACATGTTGCATATTTTGTATACTTGAACAATATAATGAATAATCAGCATAAACAACTTTTATACTATCATTCTTTTTTAATAATGAAACATCTGTATCTGATATCATATACATAATATGTGTCTTAATTCTTATCATCGGCGGTATCATACTCAATGTGTCCGGTTCAACTTCTAAACTAATAGTTAGATTCTGTTCATCAATTAATTTATTTATAACATCCCAATTAATATCATAATCATCATATTCTTCCAATAATTGTTCTATTGCGCCAGAACAAAAATAGATATGAGGCATTAATTCAATTTCATCTAAATGTAATCCGTCTATATCACTAATAAATAATGTTTCAACATCAGTTAATCTACCTTCACATTCTTTACCGTACCAATACTTTCTAAATCCTATCATATAACTTTTTTTTAAATATAAGTATAATTTTACACATATCCTAATTAAAATGCAAAAAACTTTCCTAAATTATTATTCTTTGGTATCGTTCCCCAATTCATTGCACTATAAAAGTCTCCTAATTTATTTGCAAATGCAGAATCAAATACTTTTTCATAATTAATATTCGTCTGAACAAAATTTTCTATCTCAGGTGGATCTTCAAATCCTTTTAATGCCATTGTATCTAAATTCATTGAATTGGGTTTGAGATATGTCCATTTAATCTTTTCTCCATTAATCATACCTTGAAATGTCTTTGTTAATTTCAAATGTTTTATCATGTCATTATAATTTAATGCTGATTTAACATGTACTGGCGTACCTTTCATTCGTACTCCAAATGGCTTATCTCCTCGCCTGACATATTTCTTAACATTCTTGACACCTACCGGAAACATAACTTCTATTAACGGCAATGTTTTCATATGTTCTCTAAACTTTAATATCTTGTCATCTAATGTAACTTTATCAATATCATTTAACATATCTTCTAATACTTCTGCCATAAATTTTCTAAACGAAGGTGGAAATGATGATCTAACAACATCTAATCCCTTAACATCTAATTTAGATACTGTATGTCCTTCTATATTAATAATCCATTGAGCATATCTTTTCTTAGCTATCCATAATCCAGCCTTTGCAACATTTTCTTGTTTAATGTCAAATCTATGTTTATCTACATTATGAAACTTCTTACCGTATATATCATATGACTTATTAATAAATCCTTGTACCTCATCTGCTATTTGAATTGTCTGATCCGCCATCCACTTTTCATCTGTCACATCATAATTTGGATGACGACTTTCAATTAATGGTAATGATGAAAAGAAAGTTGAATCTGTATCTGTATAAATACAATAATCCTTTTTCTGTCCTAATTCTTTAGTATAAAATTGATTTCCTATATCTGCAGTAAATTTAATTAATTGCTGACCCGTACTAGTAATTGCTACAGCATTGTCTGGATCAAAAAATCTAAAACTAGGATTACCTAATACTCCATAAAATGAATTTAAAAGAATTTTAGTCACTAATTGCATTCTATCAAAGTATTCTGCTTTAGCATGATTGCCTTCTTTTTCAAACTTCTTACGTAAATTTTTATATTCAACACGCTCATTAAACCACTTATCTAATATAGATGGTAAAAATCCTTTTATTTGAGTATCATATACAACACCGTTAGC